GTGTCTGAATTAGGTGATTTCAAATATGCTGATAATATATTATCACATCGCCAACGATGCATCAAGTACTTTAAAGACCAAATTGAAGAAATCCGGAAAACAAATCCTAATGAACCGGGATTGTTCCATACTAGATGTGAAATATTGTGCCATCAAAAAATCTATTTTCTTAAGAATACAGCACATTTTAATCCATATAATACCGATAATTTTTGCTGGGTGGATGCTGGTATTACTCATTGGTCATTAACACCATACACAAAAGGTGGTGTGGAAATTAATAATTTCTTTGATAAAACCCACTATTACCCTTTAAATCCAAATAATATATACACACCAGAAATAGGTCCAGGATTAGATCGATTAATATCCGACCATAAACTTATCCAATTTAAACATGGAAATATTTGGTATCATACAAGTCATGTCCAGTTATTACGGAGATTATTAGAAGATAAGTATGGGATGAAATACGAAGATACGGATATGACCGAACAATTAGTTGGTGGTGTTATTGGTATACACCCATCGGAGTTTGATGCATTAATTGATTTTTATGAACATGCTTTGGTGTTATTATCTAGTGTGCACCCTCCACATACAGATTTTTTCACAGAAGAAATTATATTAAGTGCTTACTATAAATTAAGGAACCACTATTGTATTCATTTCGAAGAATGGCCTCATGATTCAGAACAAGATCCTGGGTTTGTTGATTTTGGAGATTTAAACGAAGAACGTAAAAGTAAGCTGTTGTTTTATAAGGTTTGGAATGTGGTCAAAAAATATTAATAATATATTGTACCAATATTTGGATATTTAGGGTTGTGTTCACCACTTCTAGCAGACATTATATCTGGGTCTTTACTTAATAAAGTGTTATAGATAATTAACCTTTTAATTTTATTGTTCGGTGGTATATGGTTGATATAACTCATACTAGCTGAAACAAAATCCGCTGTTAAATTGTTAGGTAAAGATTTAATTCTTGTGTAATTGATATTCAGTTTATCTACTGTTAAATTATCCGGGAGATGTTCAATCGGTGTTTTCATCAAATTCAGCTCTTCACCCACCTGTATATCATCAGGAATATATGTTATGCGTGAATAATCGCATAAAATTCTCCGATTAACTGATAATCCACGAGGTAGTTGAGTAATATTTTGTGTCATAGATAACACCAAATCATCTATTTTTAAATTATCCGGCAAACGTGTAATTTGTGATTTTGCTAAATATAACACACCATTAATTTTAATATCATCCGGTAAGTGTGTGATTTTTGATCCCAATAACATTAAACTGTCGCCTATATGTAACCCTTCTGGTAAAGTGGTAAGTACGGTTTTTCTTAAATCTAAATCACCTCTAGAACCGTTCTTAATATAGTCATACACTTGCCGTAGTTGTTCTTGCTGTCACGTTCTAGTCGATCTTCAACCCGTCTTGGCTTAAAGATCGATTCAACTTGTTCAAGTAATGTTGTTAAATCTTGAAATTTCATAGGTAAATCTGCCCATTAACTCCCGGGTATGTTTTTTTAAATTGTTCTAATCTTTGAGCTAGTGTTAATACACCTTTTCTATATTTTTCTGCTAGTGGTGTGTTTCTGATATCTAGCCAATTTCTAATTTTCAAACTATCCGGGAATTCCTGTATTAGAGTTGAATGAGCATCCAATTCATCAACCGATAAATTGTCTGGTAATGATGCAATTTGTGTGTCGTGAATATATAAACCACCAACCTTTAAATTACCCGGTAATGATGTAATTTGCGTACGATCAACATATAAATTTCCAACAACCGTTAAATTATCCGGTAACGTTGTAATTGGTGTACGTGAAAGATCTAAACAACAACCACCAACCTTTAATCCAGCAGGTAATGATGTAATTAATGTATTCGAAAGGTCTAAAATACCACCTACATACTTTAAATTATCTGGTAACGATGTAATTGGTGTTCCGGGTAAACTTAAATCACCTTTAGATCCGTTCTTGATATAGTCTTGTATTTGACGTTGAATTATTTGATTAAACCGTTCTCTTCTACCTTCAGTCTTTCTTGGTTTGAAGATTGATTCGTCTTGTTCAAGTAATTTTACTAATTGGTTGAATTCCACTATTAGTATTTATTAATACTGTAATTCTTCCTCTTCATGTTGAGGTCTAACATAAACTTTTTGTTCTACCTCTTCATTATTCATTAAATCTTCATATACCCGCTCTTTATATTCATTAATAGCATCATATTGCCGTTTCTCTCGTTTAATCCTATTAATAAATGCTCTGAATGCAATTGTAGTGAAATATGAAAATGGGTTGTATTTATTACCTTTATTGTCCCTTGCATCTAAATCAAAGTTTTTATTGTGTAATGCTGTAAACATTTTTACAATAGCATCACCTATCATTTCATCCTTAAATGAATAATTCATAAAATTGGGAGCATAACTTAAACCATAAGCGATTTTAGTTATCATTTCTCCTAATTCATTTGAACATTCATCAGTTTGGTAATATTCTTTGATTGCAGCTTTAAATTCACCAGAATTTACATAATGTTCTTTACTCTTGGGTTTGATTTTTTTACCGTTTTTAGGCTTTTTAGCTTGCATATGTTAATTGTATATTCAGGTTAAGTTTAATCCACTATTTTTGAGTTATAGTCGAATATTTAACAGGTATTTTTTCTTTTTCATATAGTTTTGCACGACCGTCCGCGTGACTCTTACCGTATCGAAGTTGATCTGCTATGTCAAATATTACTAGCTTTTCTTTGTTCTTATGTAATCGTAAACCACGACCTATTGATTGTAAAATTTTGATCTTTGCCTTCCCTCCAGAACCAAATATTATATAATGTAAATTGTTAATACTAATACCTGTACTGAATATCTTACTTATTGCTATACAAATAATATTATCATTGGTTTCAATAAGTTGCTTAACATTCTCTCGTTCTTCTACATCAACATCACCTTGTATAAAAAATACTTGCTTTCCTTGATCGTTGTCCTTTAATACGTTGTATAATTCTTCTCCATGACGAATGTAGTCAACCAATAATAATACGTTATTGTTAACTTCTGTTGTTATTTTCTTTAATATGTTGTTTCTGAACGTGTTTGTAAACAAAAAATCAAATTCTAACCTATATCGCTCACCAGGATCGTTGATTTCATCGGGATAAAACGGTTTTTGTCGATATTCCAACTTTAAAACATGGATTAACAAATTACTCACGTAATTTTCTTGTCGTAATTCGTAACTACCTTTCTCGTATATTTTTGGACCGATTTTCCCATATATGTTCCATATATCTTCGTTGGTGTCGGGGAGAGTACCGGTAAATCCGAATTTAATTGGTGTTTCAATGGTTTTAAGTATTTTATTAACCTTATTTTTGCACCGGACTTTATGAACTTCATCAACTATCAATACATCAATGTACTTAATCCACTCAATATCACTACATCCGCTTTGAAGTATTCCTAAATTTGCAATAATTACATTGTCTCCTAAATTTACTGGGGAATTACCAGTCCATTTACCGTATTGAAAACTACAACCATATTTTTTGAAGTCATTGTATGTTTGATTTACTAACCCCAAATCCGGAACCATTAATAATACTTTCCAAGTAGGTTTGTCTTTAGTTGCTTTATATAATCGTTCAAGTAAGTTGGCCATTACTAGTGTTTTACCACCAGCTGTTGCTAAAACTACAGTACCTCTTCCAAATTTAAAACATGTATCAACAATTTCTTTTTGGTAATCACGAAGAGGTAATGATAATTCAAGGTCAGTGTTCGAAATCTGGGGTTTAAGTTGGGATAAAATTGAATCATCATATGTAATTTCTTCTCCCGGTAGCTCTTTACGAACAAATTTGGCAATTTCAAATGTTAATCCAACATCAAATTTACCACCTGGTGTTATTACATATTTTCTAGATTTTGCATACCATGCTCCACGTTTTCTAGCAAAAACAGCCCCGGTATTTTCGTATGAAAAATGTTCACGTATTAAATCGAAGTGATCGGATACTAAAAATCCTACTCGTTTTTTATTACAGTATGTGAACTTGGTCATAGTTAAATAGTATTACCAAGTCATTACTATTCAACTACTATAATGGTAATTCTTCCTTTTTTAATCCTGCCCCAAATGGCTTATATTCAGGTGTGTCAATTGATAATCCATCCTTCTTAACCATATCCCGGAAGAAATCAATATAAATCCTATCAAACAATCCCCAACGTACCAACTCAACGTACTGTAATAATGGTGAATCACCCTTTCCTTCAGGTCGATCTAATAAATGACCACCTTTTCCGTGGTTACATGCTATATATGTCCAATCTTTGGATTTATTACGGAATTGCTCATCACATTCAAATACCCAACCAGAAAAATCGGTTGTATAAACATTTAAAAGTTCTATTAATCTAGATCGATTCCATATTGCAGCTTGAAGTGAATTTCTATATTCATTGTTGTTGTCAATAATTCCAAAATTTTCAGAATTTATAAAACCATCTTCAACTTCTAATGGATGATCACCACATGGCATGGATAAACAACGTACTTTTGTAATGTCATTATTATCCATATAGTTAACAACGTGATCAAAATTTTCGGAAATAACATCCTTAACAATAATTTGATCCTCAACAACACATAACACATATGGTGTTGTTATGTGATTTAATGCATGTAACATCATTTGTTTGAAATGATCGGCATTATCCATTACAGGTACATTAGTCACTAAACATTCAATATTAGGTAACGATATTGGTTTAGTATTTGAAACGGTGTAAGTTTTATATGGGCAATCCTTCCAATGTTTATTAAAGTAGTGGGACCACAATTTTAAAATTGGTTGGTATTTATCTGACGACAACACCAAGATTGTTAATAAATGGGAATTTGTTAGTGTATTCATTTAATTGTTTGGGATCACCTACCGGGTATTGTTTTTCATCATCTAAAAGTCTATAATCATTAATAGTGTGACCAGCTTCTATCAAAGGATTATAAGTTTGTGAAATATATAATTCGCCATTATAATTAATTCCTTGTTGCTTTGCAACTTCATAACTCCATATAAAATCATCACCACGTTTCCAATAATGTGTGCCAATTAAACCTCTATTGGATATAACTTCTTTTTCGGTAAGTTTGATAGCTTTACCGGTATAATCAACCTTAATATAGCTATAATGAGGGTCTGTAGTTTTTACTGTAATTACAGCACCATCTGGATCGTTTCTATTAATAACAGATAAAAATCGATCTGAATCCCACTGTAAAATTTGATCTACATTGGATTGTATTAACGGTTTATCGCTGTTAATGTATGGTTTAGCCTTATACAAAGATTCAGCTGGACAAGATGTTGTGCTATCTAACACCACAAATTTTGCGCCTGGACAAAATTCTTTAATAACATTACATGCGTTATAACAATCATCATGATTTTTTGTTATAACAAAAATTGGTGTAACATACGGCATTAAATCAAGACTTTCAAATGCATGTTGCACCATCGGTTTCCCAAATATATCAATGAATGGTTTTGGTGTTTTAATCCCTTTATTAGAAAAGGATGAACTTTGACCAGCCATTGGTATAACTAAATTTGCAAACGTTGCCATAATTTTATCCTTAATATTTGCTAGCTAGCTGTTGAAATAAATAATTTGCAACACCACGACCACCTTTAATATTCAATCTGTTTTGTGTCTCACATAAAATCTGAACATCTGATATTGCATCTTTCGGGCACCATCTATATCCAACTAGTTTCATAATTTCTACATCTTGGATATCATCTCCAACAAACCCTATTTCATCAAGATCGTAATTATATCTCGCAATAATTTCCGGTAACAGGTGTTGTTTTTCTGTCCTACCAGGATCGTATGGAATATAGTAACATGATAAGTTCTTACGGTTAGCATAATTCAAGTTAATTTCCTTACTACATGTGCATAACGCAACATCAATACCAAGTTCCGGTTGAAATCTCCGAAGAGCTGAAATATCTTTATGGTTAAAATTTTTACCAACAGCAACTCCTTCAGAGTCGTATGTTGCTGTTCCATCTGTTAGAACACCATCTATATCAAAAAGTATTAGTTTAATCATTACATTGTTTCCAATTTTTCAATTTCAATCATATTTTTCAAATCAAAGCCATAAGAGTGCATAATTTTCTCGACCTTTTCAAGATATTCAATTATCAGCTCTTGGTCAACGATTTTTTTATTGATTTCTTTCATAACAGCTGTATTATTGGCATATTTTTCAGCTGCAGGTGCGGATAATGTAGTGAGATGTTCTGCTCGGATTCGTTGTTTTAACTCTTCTAATTTTTCATATTTTGTATCTTTAAGCTTATTCAACTCAATTTTATGTCTTATGAGTCGGCCAACCCAAATATGTTTATACGCTGGTAATTGTCTAGTTCTATCTTTTAGATTCAGACTATCAACAGTGACGTGTTCTTTAAGTTCAGCGTCATATTTTTCAATTATATCCGACATATATTGGTATAATATGATAAATACTAAAGTAATCAAATGTTTAACAAATTTTTTAAAAAGATTTTAGATGAAGACATGACGGCTGGTACTGGTGGTGTATTTGGAGATTTTTCATCAGGACAGTTTTCTAGTGATTCATATGCAACTGGTGATTATAGAGCTCCAAAAGCTTTAGGGTCTGTTCAACGACGGAATAAAAAGAAAAAGAAGAGATTGAAGAAAAAATAATAGTTCTTAAATCTCTTATATGACAACCGACCTAGGACATTGGATATATAACGGAGCTTTACCTATCCCTGAAGACTTTTTTGGTTTTGTGTATCTTATAACCAACACAGTAAACGGTAAGAGATACATTGGCAAAAAACAAGCAAGAAAAATTGTTAAACTCCCACCACTAAAAGGTAAAAACCGAAGACGACATATTGTTAAGGAAACTGATTGGAAAGTTTACACATCATCGTCGGATAAAGTGAATCACGATTTAATTGAATATGGTAAAGATAAATTTATTTTTGAAATAGTTCAATTTTGTTGTAGTAAGAGTGAGCTTGCATACGAAGAACTTAAATTGCAATTAGCTCATGATGTATTATTGAGAGAAGATTATTATAACGGGATAATTAACGTTAGATTGAATAAAATCAAAAAAAGTTAGTTGATTTCTTTTGGGTGGAACGTTAATATTTATTGTCAGGCCCCTGCCTCCACCGGATTAAACATCTCACCCTTCTATCCGTTCCGATAAAAATGGTTGATTAAATTAAGATCGTTTTTATCATGCACACATGTTAGTGATACACTTATTAAATGTGATTATTCGATCAATTCCTATCTGGATCGGTATTTGGGTACCGTTTTATATATGGTCATTTGTACCGGAAACTAAACCATTTGAAGATCTGTGGTATGAGTTACCGTTATCTGTTACATTAACGTTAACTGGGTTAATATTGGTAATAACTGGTGTTGTTCTGATAGTAAAGTATTATGAACAAGAAAATGAATACTAAATGATATGGATCTTGAATTTCCGGAATTTAATATCTTTTTACAAGATTTTCATGAGATACACAAATCTTATGAAATATCTTTGATTAACCATCTGCATGATTTAGGACTTCTACAGGATAATTTTACAAAAAATAAAGATATTCACCGGATATTAATTCATTTTACTATTAAAGAAACCATTGATTTCATTAACAATAAACAATATACATCAAAACCCGTTGTATATTTTTGTAATACTCAATTTTATGATAGCCCAATACTTGAATTTGTTGATGAACAAGATTATTTGCATATTTTAACGAACATATTATTGCGCATGAGGTTACTATTACCAATTAAAATAGTAATTTCATATAAATCGTTAGAATTCTTCAAAGAACTAATCACGCGTGGTGACGGGAGAGCTAATGGTACGCTATTAAAGATAAAATCCGCTGTTGATAAGTTCAATATTGAACGATTTACATTTGAGAAGATCAAAAAATATGCGAAAAACAATGGATTAACGTTTTTATCAGGAGAATATTTCAATGACATTAAGACTAAACAAATTGTTTTTCATTAAATAGATATATGAAATTTGACCAAGCCATCAACGAAGGGTTTGAGAAATATGTATCTGATACCTCCGATAAAGTACAAATCAGTAAAGATTTATTAGAAAAAATTTCGGTTGTATTGGAATTTGCATCATCCAAAATTACTCACGATGAAAACCCAGACGTGTACAAGAATTTAATTAGAACCTATTTTAAAGTTAATGAACTCATTAAAAATCCAACTCCTTCAGCTGAGGATGAAGACGAATTTGCTATTACAGGTAGAGGCTCAAAGGATTCTAGCAGCAAATATGATGTTGATGACGCAGTTGAACGGTTAGCTCAAAAACCCACTAAACAATTAGGTGCGTTTGGTGTCGGTACATCAGCATATCAGGCTAATAGAGCAGTAAAAAATAGGGTAAATGTTAGTAAATTAGCTGTCAAAAAGTATGAAGACAATACTAATAACCTCAAGAAAGCTTTACAATCTTAAATCTTATGAACGTTTCAACTAAAAGCAAATTTTTTAAACTGGTGAACTCTAGACACCAAGCGATTAATGAACAAGGACCTAACCCGTTGTTCAATCCAGCTCAAATGCCTCAGCAACCAGGCGAACCTATCGATCCTATGCCCCCTCAACCCCCTGCTGAACCCCAAGGAGAACCTGAAGTACAACAATTATCATCCGAAGGTGAAGTTGAATTAATCCGGTTGATTAGGAAAGCATTACAAATTAATACTGATGGGGATATTCCAAGTGAAATTTTAGAAGGAGAGATTAATGAAGAAAACGGTCGCGAAATGTTATCAAAGATAAAACGGTATATTTCAACATATTCCGACGATCCAGATATAGACTATTAAATTATGAACTACCGATCATTACAAGACATTTACGCTCAAGTTGCGTATAAATCTGTTCCTAAATTACCAAGACAGCAAATTCTTGGAGAAGATGTAACCGTGTCATTTGATTTCAAAGACGGTGATGCGGAAAATTATACATTAACAGATGTATATGCCAAAAAAATCCGTAATAGAATCCGGATAGAAGCTGAAAATGATATAGAAGAGGCTATACAAACCATTTTTAAAAATGGTGATTGGTCCGGAAAAGGTAGTAAACCAGCAGTTGATCAAATGCAGTCTATCATTATTAATTCTGGCTATAACTATGCAGTGGAATTAATAAATTATCTGGCAAAATTTAAAGATAGGTTATTATCTTTAGAAGATCTTGGAGTTCTTAAGGTTACAAATTTTGTTGATGCAATTATTGACAAACTTCCTAGACAATTCAAAGAAAACGACAGGGGAGGGTTAGAAAATTTAATCAAAGAGATTCATTTAAATATCAAACCAGGGGCATCCACTAATGTTGGGTTAGGAGAAGCAACATTTTCAATATTTGGAACTGCAAAGAAAGGGAAAAGTGGGGATTTACAATGGTCTGGAGAAGAAGTTGAGATCAAAACAAACGGTGTTGGAGGATCCGGTGCAGTATTAGGTGGAGATGGTAATATGAACAAAATTAGTAGCAGATTAGTTGCTCAAAGTGTATATACCGATTTACAATATGAAAAGTTCCAAAAATTAATCAATTATTTTCAATTGGTTAAAGATTACGCTGATCAACAAAAATTCGAATTAGCTGAACAGGCATATGAAAAAGCAAAAGCAATACTTAACAACTCCGGTGTGTCTATTCCAACTAATTTAAAAGCCGGTATTGATAAAGCAGATATACGCGAATTTTTCAATACATATATCACTAAAAGTTTTACACCATCATCTAGAGGTGGGACACAATTAACATATTATACAGCTATTATTGACAAACTTAATCAAAAAATGGCTAC